ATGAAAAAGTATTTATCTATAAAGAAATCGCAATTTTTTTAGAGAAAATTCCAAAAAAATTTTACAATTTTTTGCAATTTTCCTTGACAAAGCTCCGCTAAAAATGGTTATATATAATTAACCGTATAATTAGGAATATAATAAAGACAACAAAAGGTTGAACCTACTCAACCTTATAGCCAAAGAATAGCATAACAAAGGCACAAAAGCAATAGGGGGACGACGAAATGGGAACCGATTTAAAGATAAGGCTGCTAAAACTTGGAAAGGCGCAGACAGACTTACTGCATGAGCTTCACAGGAGAGGATTTCCGAATTTGGTCTATGCGTTGCTGAATGATTACGTCAACGGGAAGCGAAAGGGTGCACAGATGGAAGCGGTATTAAAAGAAACGGAAGTGATTCTTAGGGATTGGGAGAAGAATGAAAATCAAATTGCATAAGGAAGGAGCAAGCACATGAAATTCTATTCCGACCCCAAACTACAGTTAGAGCATGAACGGAATCTGGCGCTGGGCAAGATAGCGGATGCTATTAATGGAGAGGGAAGACAAAATGTGAGTAATAGAAGGAGAAGACGAAATATGATTTTAGGAATTAATACAAAAGAAGCGGTTGAAAACTTTATCAAGGAACAGTTACAGAATAAAGACATAAGCCCCGAAATGGTGGCAGCCATAGCGGAGCTTATGAAAGCGGCTTCTACTCTGTGACATCGAGCGATTTGAGAATGGAATTGTACAGTTCCGCAACAGCTTTTCCAAAAGCGGCGTTATTATCGTGGGCTTGGGCGATGTACATTCCTTTCTCAAGCATCGCAAGTGTTAATTCTAAAGCGATTTCAGATTTGCTCATTTGAAGTCACCTCCCTTCTACCCAAATAATATCACAGGGAGGCAAGTAGGACAAGAAAGGAGCATTGCGAGTTATGCCGTGAACCAACAAGGGGAACAGGGCAAGGACAAAAATTCTGGTGTTAAGCTGAAATTCAGCGTTATCAAGAGAATCGCCTCCCTTCCGTCTCCGTTTTGGAGACACTTAAAGTATACGGCAATCACGGCATAACTGGCAATACTGGAGATAAACGGCATTGGGTAAGAAAGGAACAAGACAATGAAAAAACGACAACCATTCAACGCAGAAACGGCACTTCGGATTTACTACGCTTATCCGAACGAAATAGGGAACGCGGAGCTGAAAGAGTTATTTCAAGTGGAATCAGGCTCTAAAATAGCATCTATCAAAAAAGAAGTCCGCAAGCTGATGGCAGAAAAGGAAATCAAGGTTTGGAAGCCAAGGAACGTTGACACCAAAACGACGTATGAATATGCGGGAATCGACATTGCAACGGTCGAGAGGAGCTATTTGAAGATGAAGAAGCTGGGATTGGAGGCACAGGCATGAAGCTGATCGCGGAAGCGCTGATCCTCATGCTGATACTGACGCTTGCGGGATATGGATTGTGGAGGCTGCGGCTCATGATCCTGCGGGCGTGGAGCGCGAAACACTCGCCAAAGCGAATCGTTGAAAGAGGAGGGCAATATGACAGAACAAAATGAATCAAAAGGAAAAGCCTTCGCGGAACGCATTTTAAGGGAATGCGAAAAGGAAGGCCTCACCATGTCGGAAGTATATGCTGTTCAGGATTGGCTCAGCAGACTAATTCCGCAGGCCATGACAAAAATCAAGGAAAATACTTTGTTTCGGTATCGCTGATCTTTTGCAGGAAATCCTGATAAACAGCATTATAGTGGCCGTAAAAGTCGTCGCGCGAATCTGACTTTGGCAATGGAATCCGTTTTTCTTCCATTTCTGCTTTTAGATACAACATTGTCAATTCATGCGCACGCTGCTGTCTGTCCATAACGTTTCACCTCCTTTCGCCGCCTATGAAAGAATGAGTGAGGAAATAGAGATAATTGCCCGCCGAAACTTAATTATCTGCGCTTCGGCTCGTCCGACAGCCCGAGAAGATAATCGGCACTAACATCAAAATAAAGCGTCAGCATATAGAGTCTTTCGATTGAGGTAGTGCTTTTTCCGTTCTCCATATCGCTGACCTGTGTACGAGTGAGGTGTAGATGTGCAGCAACATCTTGTTGGGTAAGGGAATGTGATTTCCGTAATTCCTTGATGCGCTCACCAAATATAGTTTTAGAAAACATAAAAATACTCCTTGACAAGCGTAGATTAAATCTACTATAATCAAATTATAAAATGTAGATTAAATCTACGAAAGTTGAGAGAAAGGAGGAGACATGATATTGAATATGCGAGTAATGCGCAAAAGAAAAAAGTGGACACAAGAATATGTGGCGCAAAAGATTGGTTTAACGCGCACAGCCGTCCATGACATCGAAACAGGAAAACAAAAACCATCTTATAAAGTCCTCGTCAGTCTGGAAGATTTATTCAAAATGTCTCATCGCAAGCTCTTTAAACAAGTAGATGAAACCTACACTAAATAATATACCACAAAAAATGGAGGTTTGAAAGATGCAGGCAAAATTAACGGCAGAAGAAATAGCGGTATTAAAGAAGATGATAGGAGATAAAGAAACGGCGAGGCGGGTGTTTGAATGCGGAGAGTGCAAACATTTCATACAGCACTATATGAAAAATCCGAAAAATCCAATGATATTTGACCCTCTTTACACAGGGCATTGCGTGCACAGAAATTCAGGCAGACACGGCAAAGGGTCTATGATCTGCGATCACTTTGAGCCGAACGTGAAGGAGGCATAACATGGGAGAGATATTCTTACTGGCGGTTCTGACCGGGCCGTGCATCGGGATTCTGGTCTGGGAGAAAGTAAAAGGCCGCCGGGGGGGTGGTGGCGGCCAGTGAAAATAACCAAGACAATTATCTTCGCCTATATTATGAGGCAGACAAGACAATTATCTTCGCCTCTATTATGAGGCAGAAAGGACGGAAAGTCAATGGGAATGTTTGTAGACAAGCGGCCGGACATGATGGTATATGACGCGACAGAGCCTGCGGAGGACGTAAGAATCAAATGCGCATGCGGGCATGAGGCCTACGAGGAGGACGCGGTGGAGTATGACGGGGAGCTTTACTGCTCTGAAACGTGCAAGGAAAAGGCGATTCTCGCTGAGGCGGGAGACGATGACATAAGGGCGTTTGTTTTGGACGACTGGGGCGGCTTTACCAGATACATCGAGTCGGACGACTGTGCGTTTATCCGGGAGACGCTCGACGACGATATGATCAGCGCAAAGGAGCTTTGGGAAAAGCTCTTCCGGGAATATACGGCGTGCAATACGGATTTATTCGCGGATTATATAGAGCACAGGGAGGCGGAGTAATGAGCAGCGTATTTGAGACATTAAACAGTATCAATGTGAACGGACATACAGAGCTGAAAGGCAGACTCACATATCTGTCGTGGGCATGGGCATGGGCGGAAGTGAAAAAGGCTTACCCGGACGCGCGGTATACCATTTACGAGAACGCGGACGGACTTTTCTACCACACGGACGGGAAAACGTGCTGGGTAAAGACGGGCGTGGAGATAAACGGACTTGAGCATATCGAATATCTCCCGGTTATGAACAATACGAGCCGTTCTATCCCACTTGAGAGCGTTACGAGCACGGACGTAAACAAGGCGATACAGCGCTCGCTTACAAAGGCGTGCGCGCGGCATGGGCTTGGACTGTACATCTATGCGGGAGAGGATTTACCGGAAACAGAGATGCCGGAGGACATGAAGCCGCGGATAAATGCACCGACAAAACCGGAGATGGAAGCAGACGCGGCAAAGGCGGACGAGATCAATGAAAATTTTAATCTCGCAAGCGTTGAGCCTATGGCAACCAAAGAGCAGATAGAAAGCATTATAAAAGGCTGCGATATTACAGGCACGATCGTGGCCTCCATTGCAAAGCATTACGGCGTTGAAACACTTGAAAATTTGACGCAGGAGCAAGCAAAAGAAGTACTTAAGCGGCTTTCCAACAAAGCGAACAGGCAGGCGGATGCGGTATGAGAAAGGTGAATTTTGACGACGTGCGGCTGTGGGATGATTACGAAACCGGAGAATTATGGCTGATGCTGCGCGTGTGCAAGGACTACAGGAGGGCGGCGCGGGAGTTTGCGGAAAAAGCAAAGGAAATAGCCGGAAAGGTGTTTACCGCCGCGCTGTCCGTATTCCGGCAGCGCAGGAGCGGGGCGGCCAATCGGTATATGTGGGAGCTGTGCCGAAAGATTGGAAACCGCATGAACAAGGGCGACGTTGAAGTCTATCGGGAGCACATTCTTTTGCAAAACATATTTAAACGGATCGAGATCAACGCCGACGCGGCAGAAACATTCAAAACATCATGGGCGATGCACGGCGTTGGGTGGCTTTGCGAGACTGAGGACTACGCACCGCAGGAGGGGTTTGTAACGCTTCGCGCTTATTATGGGAGCAGCACATACAACACAAAGCAGATGTCGCGGCTGATTGACACGCTGATACAGGACTGTGAGGCGCTTGACCTCCAGACAAGGCCGCAGGCGGAGCTTGACGCGATGCTCTCTTACTGGGAGGCGGAGGCGGCATGAAAAAAGCAAGTACAAAGGCATGTGACATATCGCCCAAAGTAAAAAGAGCGGTATGGGAGCGGGACGGCGGGATATGCGTTGCCTGCAAAAAGAACATAGGGCTGCCTGAGGGGCATTACATTCCGCGCTCAAAGATGGGGCTTGGGATCGAGCAGAATATTGTATGTATCTGCCGTGAGTGCCACGACAGGCAGCACGCGCGGGGCTGCGGCGAGCTTGTGCGGCGGAGGATGAAAGAGCATTTGGATAGGTTTTATCCGGGATTCCCGGACGAGGACAGAGTATACCATAAATTGCCGGAGGAGCTGAGGCTATGAATTTAAAAGAACAGTTGCGGGAGAAAGGGATCACATATAACGACATCCTAAAGGTATACGGTGATCCCAAAATGACAAAGCCGCTTTTAACGGCCTGTTTCAATGGGACGGTGGGTTTTCCCAAAAAGCTATACAGAATCATTTTAAGGATGCTCGGCGTATCGGCAAGGGATTTTATCGGGGACGATATAGAAAGCGGCGAGAGCGGTGTTATAACACCGGATTACGAGCTTTTAAACCTGTTGGGGGTGGGCAAGAAGAACGCGGTTAGCCGTTACGACCTTACAGAGCGGTTATATCCCGGACACGGGCACTCAAAGGAGTATGACAGGAAGATGCGAAGACGCGTCGAGCAGCTGCGCCGTGATTATGTGATTATAAATGAACAGGACGGCGGCGGATATTATATTGCGGACGATCTGGACAGAATAGACAAGTTTTACCATCAGGAATTTTCACGAGCCATGAGCATATTGTTCCGCTTGAAAACGCCGCGAAAGATTTTGAGAAAGGCAGGAATGCTATGAATAAGGCAGTCATTGTAGGAAATTTGGTGAGAGACCCGGAGATGAGGACAACGCCGAACGGCGTTTCCGTGACGAGCTTCACGGTCGCGGCAAACCGCAGGTACAAGTCGCAGGACGGACAGCAGCAGACGGATTTTATTAACTGCGTGGCATGGCGGAGGACGGCGGAGTTTATTGCGAAATATTTTACGAAAGGCTCTAAAATCGGGATCGTTGGCAGTATACAGACGCGCACGTACGACGACCAGAATGGGAACAAGCGTTATGTAACGGAAGTTGTTGCAGACGAGGCCGAGTTTGTAACAAGCAAGGCGCAGAACACAGGAGCAAAACAACAGGAAGCTGCACCGGACGGGCTGGAGGAATATGAGCCGCTGGATGATTCCGAGTTTCCATTTTGAGGTGAAAGATGAGTGAGTTTTCAGAAAAAATGAATGAAAGTTTTGTGTTTTACGCGAGCTTTTTTGAAGCAATCGAGGGTTTACCTGCAAAAGATCAGTTAAAAATGTACCAAACGATTGCGAAATATGCTCTAAAAGGAGAGGAAAACGAGCTGAAACAATCTCTGAAAAACCTATGGGTACTCATCAGACCGCAAATCATCGCAAGCCAGAAGCGGCGCTGTAATGGGAAAAATGGGGGAGCTCCTGTCGGAAATGCAAACGCAAAAAAACAACCAATGGTTGATTTTGAAAACAACCAAAGGTTAAGCGAAAAACAACCTAATAATAATGTAAATGTAAATGTAAATGTAAATGATAATGGTAATGATAATAAACCCCCCCATACCCCCCGCGAGCGGTGGGATACCGCCCTTGAAGAAAATGAGGCCTTTCGTTCCTTACCGGATAGAGCGCGGAACGCTGCGAGAGAGTGGCTTTGTTACAAGAGAGAAAAACGGCAGGGGTATACGGAAAGAGGATTGCGGTCGTTTGTTACAGAGTTTGCGAACAAAGTGGATCAGTACGGCGAGAACGCGGTCTGCGGCCTTGTGAACGAGTGTATGGCGAATAACTGGCGCGGCATCATCTGGGATAAGCTGGCAAGGGGAGAGCCGCGGGCAGGCGGCACGCAGCTCGTCAAAAATCCGGCGGGAGGCTTTGACTTGAAATGAGCATCACGAGAGACGAATATTTCCGGCTTCGGGAAATATACGCGAACATGAACCCAAACGACATCACGGACGCGGAGATGAAAGAGTTCATCCAGTACAGCGAGATGCTGTCCCGCGTTCCGGGGGCTTCGGTGCTGTTTGGCGGAGATCAGTTCCGGCAGGTAAACCGCATGTTTTACCGGATAGACGAGATCGAGGCGGTGGACCGCTCGAAGCTCGTTACGGTCAAAAGCGGGATAACCGCCATTGACGGCAGGCTGCACGGGTTCATTAAGGGGGAGCTTACCATCGTGAGCGGAACGAACGGGAGCGGGAAATCCACATGGCTTTCGCAGGTAGCGGTTGAAGCGGCTGCACAGGGCTTCACGTCTGTGATCTTTTCCGGGGAGCTTCCAGCTCCGAGAGTCAAGGAGTGGCTGATGCTTCAGGCTGCCGGGCCGGATCATATCGTGCGGGACGGATGGTCGTTCCATGTGGAGAGCGGCGCGGCGAAACAGATCACGGAATGGATGCGGAAGAAGATATTTATTTACAACAATGAAAACGGCACGGAAATCGGCCGCGTGCTGAAAGCGCTTGAATACTTCGCGTTGGTGCTCGGCGTGGACGTGATCGTGCTGGATAACCTGATGAGCATGAACTTAAAAAGCATGGGCGGGGACAAGTATGAACGGCAGGCGGAGCTTACCCTGCGGCTGTCCGAATTTGCGAAAAAGCGGAACGTGCATATTTTCTTTGTCTGCCACCCGAGGAAGGCGATGGGATTTTTACGCAAGGACGACATATCCGGTACGGCGGACATCACGAACGCGGCGGACAATGTGCTGATCGTACATCGGGTAAACAATGATTTCAAGAGCCGGACAAAGGAGTTTTTCAAATGGGGCGACGACGCGGAGATGTACCGCTATTCCAATGCGATAGAGGTCTGCAAAAACAGGGACTTGGGGGTACAGGACGCGTTTGCCGGAACATATTTTGAGGAATGCAGCAAGCGTTTTTTGAACGCTGCGGGAGAGGCGAAGCATTACGGCTGGGAGCCGGAAAAGGAGGAATGGAACGATGGGACGCCGTTTGATTGACGTTAGCCTGATGGAGGAGGCGGAACGGTATGCGGAGGAGCGCATGCAGCGCGAGGACTGCCGCTTGTTTGTCGCGAAATATGCGGAGCTGAAAGGATCGGTGCGTCGCATGTTCATCGCGCGGTACCTGAATGGGATGCTGTATGAACAGTCGGAGCAAGGGTAAAAGGGGCGAGCTCGAGCTCGCGAAGGAATTGCAGAAATATGGTTTCGAGACTCGGAGAGGGCAGCAATACTGCGGAGGCAACGGAGACGCGGACGTGGTCGGTGTGCCGGGGCTGCATATAGAGTGCAAGCGTGTGGAACGGCTGAACGTGGAAAATGCCCTGCGGCAAGCGGAACGGGATTCACAGAAAGGCAAGATACCCGTCGTGATGCACCGGGCGAACCGGGAGGAATGGAAGGTCACGCTGCGACTCAAGGATTTTATGGAGATATGGAAAAATGACGGAAACGGAATTGATCGGCGATATAAGTGAAATGGAGATTATCCCGGTAGAGGAGAATGCGAATAAACCCAAATACTACAATAAGGCCAACACGAAAGTGTGCCCGGTTTGTGGAAAGAAATTTGAGAGTACGCCCGGATGGGCATTTCGGAGGTCGGGCAAGTGGTTCTGCTGCTATACGCACTATGTACAGGGCGGCGGAGACGGAGGCACGGACAGGCTTGAGGGCAAACGGAAGAAATGGACGAGATACAAGTAATTGGAGGCAGGAAATGGCGGAAAAATTAAGCGCGAATACAGAAGCGCTCATGGAGCGGGACAAGCGTATTCTCGCATTGGAAGCGGAGATTGCAAAGCTAAGGGCAAGCATAAGCTCGAAGCCCTTGACGTTGGAAGATTTTGAGTTTGACGTGATCGATAACAAAACAGGGGAAATTCCAGACCTTGAACATATTGCACTCTATGAAAAATGGGCGAAAGGGCTTATGTATTGCGATATGGACGGGTTTGCGATTACAGAAGATGGAACGCTGATATTGATGGATGATTGCGGAAGGTTAGCCTACTGTCCGGATGGACGCTTCAAAGTCGCGCTTCGGACAAAGCCGGAAGCACACGGGCGGTGGATATACATGCCGAAAGAATCTGACGCAGAATGTGGTGCTTACAAGTGTAGCATGTGCAACGAGCGTTTCGTAGAGGACTTTGGTTTTGAGGAGCAAAATTTTTGTCCAAACTGTGGCGCGCGAATGGATGGAGGAGAGAGAGAATGAGTGGCTGGAAAGATGGATTAGATGAGAGAAACATTTTGATTATCGAAAATTTAATATGGGCATACGAAAACTGTAATATTGCAGATAACAAACTTATTAGAGATTTTATAGATTGTGGAATTAACCATATCAAAACTCAAGCCAAAGAAAACGCCGAACTTATCGAAAAAATTGATAAGTTGGAATCCGAGAGCGCCCGCCTGAAAGCGGAGCGTGACGCGGCGGTGGAAGAAAAAGTCGGTATATGTAACGACTATAAGCAAGAGACTAATTACGACAAAATAAAAGCTATGAGCATCGAGGAAATGGGAGAGTTTTTATCGGGTGCTTATTTTGATGGGTTTAACGATAGAATAAAAGCAAAGGTCGAGCCATACAAATACACAGTCGAATGGCTAAACGAACCATCGGAGCAGACGATTGAGGGGCGGTGAATAAAATGGATATTAGTCTATATCAATAAAAATGCCGGGCGCATAACGATATAGCGTATCAAAGATTGGAGGTACAAAATGAAAGAACTGAAAGAAGCGGTAAAAGTGCTGATGCACGAGGAATACGAGAGAGCGGCGGAGAGATTCGGGGAGAAATTCAACAGCCCGCATGAAGCGTATGCGGTGATTAAAGAGGAAGTGGAAGAAGCGCAAAAAGAAATGAGGTATACATTAGGCCAAACGGAAGTATATTGGATCAGAATAAAGGAAAACAGGATAACGGACGGTACGCTTGAAGTGATTGAAGAGCGCGCTCTAAACGCCGCCTGCGAGCTGATACGGGTTGCGGCTATGGCGTATAGGGCGAGAAAGTGAGAAATATTATGAATGAAATGTCGAATATTGAAGGACTCGATGAACAATTGAGGAGTAAACATAAAACGGAATTTGGAGTGATCTATCCGTGCGGCTATGTGGACTATTGCGACTATTGCGATTGGGACGATAGGGATTACCCATGCGCAAAGGCTAAGTTAAGAATGGAGAACGAGGCATGGCCAGAGACGATACCCGCGCCAAAGGCGCGAAGAAGCACGAGGAAACGAATTACGAGCGGTATTTTTCTACGCCGGAAAAGGCGGCAAAATCAATAGTAACACTATCAGAGATGTGTGTGGATTTTTGCCTGAATAAATGCGACGACTATGACAGCATTACTGACGAAAAGTGCGAAAAATGCGCGCTCGAATGGCTTATGCGCCCTGCGGAGGAATGATATGGGAAAGAAAAAAGGAAAGAGCATAGAGCTTACACTTGATGAGAAAAGCGGAAGTTACCTGAAAAGACTGAGCAAGCTATCGGGAGTCAGTATAGGGAAAATAGTGAATGTGATTATCGCCATGAAAATTATAGAGACTGAGTGGGAGCCTCAACGAACCAGCGGCCGTCCTCGCCGAGAAACAGCAGTTTCTCCCGACCGTACATAAGGACGCGGTAACAGATTTCAAAGCCGCGCTCTTTCGCAGAGAGAATGCGGTCGATCTCATAGACGGAGCCGTCCTCCCATGTGACGGATTTAGGGGTTTGGACGCCTTCGGGATTGATATATGCTGTAACGCCGATATATATTTTCATGGCCTGCTCCTTAAACAGAAAGAGCGGCATAGAGCCGCCCAATCTGTGTTCTGATATTCGCTGAATATAGTATACCACAGGAGGGGCGGATTTGGAAACTGTTGAAATTAAATTATATCAGTACTCGGAATACAAAAGACGAATAGAAGAACAGGAGAAGCAGATCGCAGAGCTTATGGATAAAAAGGACGCGCTGGCGGAACGTATGCTGCGCGGACGAAATCTTGATACTATTCGTGTGATGGGGGGATTTGCTTCCGATCCTGTATTAATCGCGGTGCAAAAAATGGTCGATGTATACGGAACGAGAATAGACGCTATTAGAAAAGAGATCGTAAACCTCTACTATCTTTCGGATGATATTATGCGGATCGTAAATAACGCGGGTCTATCTGAAATGGAGCGGCAATACATCCAATACAGATACTTCGACGGATTGAGAGCATCGCAGACGGCGGCAAAGATGGGATATAGCGAAAATCACTCCCAAAGAATAAAAAATAATGCTTTAGCTAAACTTGCACGATACATGAGTGATAATGCATGATTTTTTGTGGTAGGATGATAGCGTCGGAGAATTATAAAAAGCCGCAACGAGGTGGAGCCACTTTCAAGGTGCAAAAATCCACAAGGAACACCCGGGAGGAAAGGCTGCGGTTTATGATAAAGCGCCATTCCCTGCGGAGTGGCGTTTTTGTTTTGGGGATGTGAATGGTTTCGACGCGATGTAAGCCCGAAGAGGAAATTCGCGGACACGAGTTCAATTCTCGTCATCTCCACCAGAAGCCGCCTGTGGAAACCCAAGAAACGAACAGGCGCAAAACAACGAAAGACTCCTGCGGGGGTCTTTTTGCTTTACAAAGAGGGATGGGAAAATGGATAAGTATAACCCGGAGCATTATATAGATTTGACCGCCGCAATCGCGGTTTCAAGAGCAGATCGAAGAAAGACGGTCGCGTTTGTAGTGAATGGGAGTTACCGAATTGGAGATATTTATAGGTTTGAGTGGGAGAATGGAGCGTTGGAGTTATGGAGAACAATAAGGGCGGCAGGCCGCTGAAGTTTAAGAGTGCGGCGGAGCTTAATGGAAAGATAGAGGAATATTTTGCGGAATGTGTGAGGACAGGGGAACCGCTGACAGTAACAGGACTTGCGCTTGCGCTGGATACAACACGGGACGTCCTGATGGATTACGAGGGAAAAGATGGGTTTTCCAACACGATAAAAAAGGCGAAGCTTCGCATTGAAAACGCATACGAAAAACGTTTGATCGCGCGCGGGAACGGCGGGGATATTTTTGCGTTGAAACAGTTTGGATGGAAAGACCGCACGGAGCAGGCTGTAGAGCTATCCGGGAATATGTCGCTGGAGAGTAAGCTGCGGGCGCTCGATGGAGATAAATTCTGATGGCAATTAATACAAGGTCGTTCATGGAACGGTACCTGAAAATACGGGACAAGCGTGCGCAGCTCGTGGATTTTAAGCTGAACGCGGCGCAGGAGAAGCTATACCGCGTGATTGCCGGACAATACCGGGAGGGGCGGCCGATACGGGCCATTATCCTGAAAGCGCGGCAGATGGGTTTTTCTACCCTGACGGAGGGAATGATCTTTAAGGATACGGCGACACAGCCGAACATCTCGAGCGGCATTGTGGCGCATGAGGCGGCGGCGACGGACAACCTATTCCGCATGAGCAAGCGGTATTATGAGAATTTGGACGAGGATTTAAGGCCGGAGCTCAAGGCGAGCAACGCGAAGGAGCTGATTTTTGATTTCGCGGACGGAAACAGCTCGATCAAATGCATGACAGCGGGAAATGGGAGCATCGGACGGTCGGACACGTTTCAGAACCTGCATATTTCAGAATATGCATTCTGGCCCAAGAATAAGGGCGAGATATTGACGGGGCTTTTACAGGCTGTGCCGAACGAGCCGAACACGATGGTCATTATTGAATCGACGGCCAACGGGTACGACGATTTCAAGGACATTTGGGACAAGGCGGTCGCGGGGGAAAACGACTTCGCTCCGGTGTTTTGCGCGTGGTGGGAACACGCGGAGTATGCGATGCCGTACAACGGGTTTGCTCTCACAGCAAAGGAACGGGAACTGAAACGGCTGTACGGCCTGACGGACGAACAGCTTGCATGGCGGCGGTGGTGTATCAAAAACAACTGCCGGGGAGACGCGGAGCTGTTCCGGCAGGAATATCCGTCCTGTCCGGAGGAAGCGTTCCTCATGAGTGGGCGTCCGGTGTTCAATAATGAAAAGGTGATGGCCCGCATTGCGGAGATTGGGAAAGAGGAAGCGCTCAAAACAGGGCGTTTTTTATTTACATGGAACGATGCGGAGAGCAAGGACAGGATTTCAGAGTATTCTTTCCACGGGGAAAAGCAGGGCTTTCTTCGTATTTACCGGGAGCCGGAGGCGTATGTTCCGTATGTGATCGGCGCGGACACGAAGGGCGAGGGAAAGGATTTCTTTGCGGCGACGGTGATCGACAACCGAACGGGCGAGCGTGTGGCGGCGCTGCACATGCAGGTGAATGAATCGCGTCCATTCACATGGCAGCTCTATTGTTTGGGAAAATGGTACAACGACGCGCTGATCGGCGTGGAGATGAATTTTAACACTGCGCCCATCGAGGAGTTGCAGCGGCTTCAGTATCCGCGGCAGTATATACGGCTGACGTATGACAGCGCGACGAAAAAGGAGCAGAAGAAATACGGCTGGAAAACGGACGGGAACACGAGGCCACTCATTATTGACCGGGAGGTTGGACAGGTGGACGAGAATATCCGGCTGTTTCACGACATACCCACGCTGCGGGAGATGATTACCTTTGTGTATGACGACAACGGAAGGCCGGACGCGATCGAGGGGAAGCACGACGACCTGCTTTTCTCGGACATGATCGCAAACGAGATACGCGGACAGCAGAGGCGGTATGCAGAAGAACCGGAGGCTGCGGACGAGGATATTGCGCCGTATGAGGAGCAAGCGGACGATCTGCTTGGATTTGGACGATGAAAGAGGGGAAGATAATGGAGCTGATAATACTTGTTATTGGTATGATCGCGGCGTTTTTGGCGGGCGCGTATGTACGCAAGCCGTTTGCGGTTGTAAGGAAAGAACAGCGGGAGCCGATGGAAGCGGAGCCGGAGAAAGAGACGGGGAAGCTGCCAATTTCGGAGCAGCTTGCAAATATGCTTTCGTATGACGGACGGCCGCAGGACGGGGAATGAGTGCGGCGCAGCCGTGCAAACAGGGGCCCCCGGACGAACCCAGCGAGCGCGGTTCGTTTGGGGGAGAGGACGACGCGCCTGAAAAGTGGAGCTTTCTGCATTTGCAGGAAGCGGAACGACAGAGGCGCAGGAGGACGAGATGAAAATTAGAAAAGAGCCAAGCGAGGTATGGGCGGAGTATCAGCGCGGCATTAACTACAATCAGTCCATCGGACTTTATGACACTGTGAAGCAGAACAACAACTTTTATAACGACAAGCAATGGGAGGGCGTGAACGCGCCAGACCTTGACAAGCCGGTGTTCAACTTCTTAAAGCCTGTTGTGTCGTACTACGTGGCGATGCTGATCTCCGACGATGTGGCGGTGAACGTGGAGCTGGGGAACAGTGTGCGCCCGCCGATGGAAGCGGCGCCGGGCATGGGAATGCCGGTCGATCTGAACACGGACGACAATGTCCCAAAAGTGATCGCACAGGAAGTGGACAACATCATCGAGCAGACGAACCTCAAGTATAAAAACCGCCGGGCGATCAAAAACTGCGCGGTGGACGGGGATGCGTGTATGTATCTCTGGTTCGACCCGGATGCCGAAACGGGATTCGAGTACACCGGAACCATTCGGGCGGACGTCCTCGACAATACGAATGTTTTATTCGGCAACCCGACGGAGGAGGACGTACAGGAACAGCCGTATGTGCTCTTGGCTTACCGGCGGCTGACGGAGGACGTGCGGGACGAGGCGGAGGCGAACGGATTTCCGCGTGACAGCATCACGCCGGACAATGAGGAGTATTACGCGAATACGGAATACGATACGGACAACGATTACACGACCGTTATTTTAAAGCTGTGGAAAGAAAAAGGCTCCGTGCGTATGCTGAAATGCACGCGGGAGGCGCCTGTAAAGGAAGAGACGGACACAGAATATAAGCTGTACCCTTTAGCGTGGATGAGCTGGGAGAGCGTGAAGAACAGTTATCATGGGGTGAGCCCGATTACCGGGAAGATACCCAACCAGATATTCGTCAACAAGATATACGCGATGGCGCAGCGGCAGGTACAGGACAGCGCGTTTCCGAAAGTCATTTACGACAAGAGCAAGATCGCGCGGTGGGACCCGTCGCCCGGAAAGGCAGTCGGAGTGATCGGCGATCCGACGACGGCGCTTTTTGCTGGGTTTCGTCCGCCGGAGATGAGCGCAGACCCGGTCAACATGGCGGAAGTGACCGTGCAGCAGACAAAGGACATGATGGGCGCGAGTGACGCGGCTCTGGGGAATGTGAAGCCGGACAACACATCGGCCATTATTGCGGTGCAGAAAGCGGCTGGAATGCCGCTGGATATCCAGAAGATGGATTTTTATAACTTCGTGGAGGCGTGCGTGCGTATTTTCCTCGAGATCATGCGCGTGAACTATGGGGTGCGCTATGTGACGCTGAAAGACCCGGACGGGAACGACCTGCGCGGCGAGTTTGACTTTTCCCTGCTTGGGGATTACGCGCTCTCGCTCAAGATTGACATCGGAGCGGGCTCTTATTGGTCGGAGTTGATGCAGGTGCAGACGCTTGATAATCTGATGTCGAATCAGATCATACCGGACGCGGTGACGTACCTTGAGGCGATACCGGAGGGATATATCAAGAACAAGAATCGCATTATTGAGCGCATTAAAGAACAGCAGCAGATCGCAGAAATGATGCAGGTACAGGCTGCGGGCGGGGTTCCGATGGAGGAAACGGGCGCGGAAATGATGCAGGAATCCCCGCAAATGATGCAGCAGGAAATCCCGGAGCAGGGAATGAGTGAGCAGGAGGTGCAGGCGGTTGTTGCGGAGCTTGCGGCAATGGAGCCGGACGAAGCGGCGGATACGCTTGCCGCGATGGAGGTTTCTGACATAGACAAAGAGAGAATTGCAGAGTTAATGCAAATGGGAGGCGCAACCGGAGAGATGGAGGCGATAGCAAATGCAGGATGATATTTGTGAAATCTGCGGAAACGAACTGAAGGTGACCGGGAGCAGGGTGATCTGCGAGGGTGATGATTCGCCGGACACGAAAACGCGGGTATTTACAGTGCTTGAGATGGAGTGCACGAATCCGCAGTGCCCGGAGAAAGGAAAAAAGAAAGAGGTTTCTGTTGAGCAGATGGTGAGCGCAAAGTAGCGCTTAACATAAAAACGGGTATGTGCCGGGCGGTACATGCCTTTTTTATTGGAGGGAAAAATGGAAGAAAACATGGCGCGGATGGAGGAAACTTCCGCAATGGACAGCTCCACGGATAGTGGAGAGGGTGCTGCGTTGGAGGAAACGGCGCAGGAATGGAACGACAAGGATTTTGAGGATGCTTTTGACGGTACGGAGCCGGAAGAAGAGAAAGCGGCGGCGGAAACTGCCCCCACCGTGGACGAGGCAGAAGCTGAACCGAAATCCGAGGGCAGGATTACAGTTGGCGGACGCGAATATGCCGCTGCCGACGTGGAAGGGCTTCTTTCGAGGCTGACGGAGCTGCAGGCGCAGGCGAACACCGTGCCGCCTGAACGGGCGTTTCTGGAGCGGATCGCGGCGCTCTCGGGCATGGATGTGGACGCGTTCATGAAGGACGGGGAAAAAATGCTGTTGGACCATCAGGCACAGGCTCGGACGGCGCAGTTGATGGAACAGGGCCTATCAGAGGAAATGGCAAAACACGTCGCCCAGCTCGAAGCGGAACGGGAGGCTGCAAAGAACGCGGAAACTGTTCGCGGCAAAGCGGAGGCTGTTATGCAGGCAGAGCGAACGCAGTCGGAAGCGCAGATGCGGGCTAATGTTGAGGAATTTGCGCGCATGTTCCCGGACGTGAAAGAGATACCGGACGAAGTGATCGCGGAGATCGAGCGGACGGGGCAGACGCCTGTTATTGCGTATCAGAATTATCTGCTTGGACAGAAGGAAAAAGAGCTTGCCGCACTACGGCAGGCGGAAAAAAATAAACGGAGTACCACGGGGAGCGTGAAAGGAACGCCGAAAGGCGCGGAAGATTCGTTCCTCGTTGGATTGTTCGGAGAATAAAAGGAGTGATTTTAAATGGCTATCAATTTAGCAAGCAAATACAGCGGTAAGATCGCTGAAAAATTTACGAAAGAAAGCTTTGTGGCGGGAAACGCTTCAAAGGAATATGACTTTGCTGGAGTACGGTCTATTTCGGTCTATACGCCTGTTACCGTTGATCTGAACGACTATAAGCGTTCCGGGAAAGACCGTTTCGGCGAGACAATCGAGATGGAGGATACTGTACAGGAGATGGAACTTACGCAGGACAAGGGCTTCTCGATCTCCATTGACCGCGGCAACAACGTCGACCAGATGAACATCAAGGGCGCGGGCCGGATGCTGAATCTCCAGATTCGGGAAAAGGTCGTGCCGTTCATGGACAGGTACACGATCGAAAAATGGTCAAAGGACGCGGGACAGATTGCGGAGCTTTCTGCCGCACCGACGAAAGACACGATCGTGGGCAGCATTTTTGACGGGGCGACGGCGCTTGACAACGCGCTTGTGCCGGATGCGGACCGGTATATGTATCTGCCGAGCGCCTATTACAACATGCTGCGTCTTTCCAAGGAATTTCTTGCGGTAGACAACCTTGCGGAGAAGTCTCTTACAAAAGGGCTTGTCGGCATGGTGGCGGACATGAAGGTGATCAAGGTGCCGGATTCGTATTTCCCGGACGGCCTGTATTTCATGATCACGCACAAACGGTCTGTCCTGAATCCGAACAAGATCAAGACAATGCGTATTCTTTCGGACGTGCAGGGCATCGACGGAAACGTGCTCGAGGGACGGACGTACTTTGACGCGTTTGTCGTCGGCGCAAAGGCGGACGGCGTTTATTCGGCAGTTGCAGACGGAAAACAGACGGCGCTTCCGGTGATCGGGCTTTCCGAAGCGAGCGCGACGATCACGGCGGTTCCGGGCGTGACGTTCTACTACACAGTAGACGGAACCGACCCGCGTTATTCCAAGAGCGCGCAGGTATATTCGTCTGCTGTGACGCTCACGAGCGGGCAGACGATGAAGGCATACGGCAAGAAGGCCGGGGAGTTTCCGTCCGGCGTATCGGAGAAAACGTATACGGCGTAAAAGGACAGAAGAGAGGCGGGGAAACTCGCCTCCTTCCCTTTAAGGGAGAAAGAAGAGGAGGACGACATGGCTGATGAAAGAACTATGCAGAAGTCGCCAAAGGCAGTAAAAAGGGCAATGCCGAAAACGCGCTATTTTATCGGCAAGGGTGTTGAGATCACCGAAGAGCAGGCAAGGGAGCATGTGAAGAAGCAAATTGAGAAATAGCATATATATGCAGCCTGTGATATAATGGGTGCGCAGGGAAAGAAAGTTAGGCGGCAAAACCCCCATTCAAATGAAAGGGGGTAATGCCTATGGCTGAATTGCTTTTAGTAGTGATTGCCCTCGTATTTACTTACGGGATAGTAGTTGCGATAAAAAGACATTGAGGCTGCCTAACCGCGAATTAGGCAACCTCTCAAAGTTGTAAACACTTAAGGGGGCAACGCCGTTTAGCGTCTTTCCCTGTTTCTATTATACCACCGGTAAGTAAAAAGTAAACAGTATTTTGAGGCACCTGAAAGGGTGCTTTTGTTTTACATGGGAGAAAAGTATGGTTACTGCAAGGCAGATATTTGAAACGGCGGTAACGCTGATGTTTGGTGAAAAAGCGGATGAACAGGACTATGAGCCGTTTTGGCTGAACACGCTGAATTGGATATTAGCTGAAAATTTCAAGACGAACAACGCCCTGCGGATGCTGCGCGGAAAAGAGCCGCTTGCGGAAGTGCCGCTCATTTCGGACATGGACGCAGATGTGGAATTTGAGGATGAATTTACCCGGTATATTTTTCCGATGGGATGCGCGGGATATATTTATACGGACGACGACAAGGGCGTTGGCGCGAACTATAAGGACAAATACGAGTTTGAAAGAAACCAGATACTTATGGCGGATTATGAGGACATAGAGAGTGGCGATATTTAAGAGTAATCCTCCGGCGGAGGAGAAAACCTATTCAAAATCATACAGGCAATTTAAGGGCGTAGACCTGACCTCTGCCATTACAGAAGTAGATGATTCGCGCAGTCCGTACGCGCCGAATATGATCGCAGACATGGCCGGGTTCCCGTGTAAGCGCACGGGTTATGCAAAGGTGTGCGATTCACTCGGCGGTAGAATAAATGGAATCCATTCATTTATCACGGCAACGAATATCAAAAAAATGGTAGTGCACGCAGGCAACAAATTGTATTCCTTTGACCCAACCGAGCCGATTGTGCAGCCGTCGCCGCCCACATCGTATATCTACATTGCAATCGTACCGGAGGACGCGCAGCCACAGCTTATTTATGACGGTATGAACAACGCGCGCAGCTCAAGCTTCGTATATGGCGGAAAGCTGTATATTCTGGACGGACAAAACTACCTCGTATACGATGGCGAAAATGACGCGGTGAGCGTGGAGCAGGACGCATACGTTCCCACTACGCGGATCGCGATGGACCCGGCAGGGGGCGGAACAGAGCACGAGCCTGTGAACCTTTTGCAGCCGAAGCGTATCAATCAGTTTGCGTGGAAGGAGGGCTCGCGGGTATTCCAGCTCGACACCAAAAACATTGATTCCGTCGTGAAATGCGAGCAGCTTGACGCGAATGGGAATTGGCAGAATGTGACGGGCTATACCACCGACCTTGCGGCGGGAAGGGTGACGTTTGCGGCAGATCCGCCGGCGGCATCGACAGGCGACGACAATGTGCGCATCACATTTTCCAAGCAGGTGGCGGGCTATGCGGCGCGCGTAAAGGGATGTACGATCAATACGTTTTACGGGATCGGGAGCGATTCCCGCATTTTCATTTCCGGCAACAACAATTACCGCAATTATGACTGGCATTCGTGGAGCGGACGCGCGGATTATTTCCCGGATATCAATTACACGGTGGTCGGCGCAGAGAACAATGCCATCATGGGCTACTTAAAGCAGTACGACAGCCTTATGATCGTAAAGCAGGCGAACGATCAGGACGCGAGCATTTTTCGGAGGACTGCTACGTGGCAGGAGGACACGACCGTATTTTTGACGGAGCAGGGGCTTGCGGGCGTGGGGGCTATCTCGCGTTATGCGTTCGGCGTACTGGCGGACGACAACCTGTTTTTATCCAAAGAGGGCGTGTTTGGCCTCGACACATCTTCCGAGACCTTGCAGCGGACGACGCAGCTCCGGAGCTACTATGTGAATGGGGAGCTGACGCGCGAGCCCGGGCTTGAGGACGCGGTGTGCTGCGTATCGGGCGGATATTATTATTTGTTTGTGAACGGGCATGTGTATATCGCGGATTCCAAGCAGGAAAACCAGAATCCGTCGAAGTCACACGGATATGAGTGGTTCTACTGGACGGACGTTCCCGCGCGGTGCGTGATCGAATATGAGGGCGATATCTATTTCGGTACGAATGATGGCGAGCTGCACAAGTTCAAAACGGAAGCGGACTACGGTATGGAGGCATATTCGGACAACGGCGCGGCCATTGCCTGTGCATGGGCGACGAAGATGGACACATTAGGGGACTGTTCCTCCTTTAAGCGGATCGAGAAGGCGAACACGGGGGCGCTCGTGATGCCGTTTGCGTCTGCGTCGGGGGATATCTGCTATGTGACGGACGGCGGGGAAGAGATGGTCAAGGCGTTTTCCATGAACACGACCTTTGACTGGAACGACGTGGATTTCAATGATATGGATTTCGGAACGCTTCCCTATCCGACATTTGTGCCTGCTCGGAAAAAGGAACGCAAGGTGCGCATGTTTCAGGTGATCGTACGTAACAGCAGGCTGAACGACGCGATGGGGCTTTATGAGATACGGGTGGAATATAAGATGAAGAATCCGATCAAACGGTAGGGAGGACGACATGGCAAGTTATTTTAATCTGACGTTAGACACGACTGCGCCTGTGGGCGCCGGCATCACGATCAACGGTGGCGCGACGGCAACAAACAACCCTCTTGTTACCTTAGCGCTTTCCGTTTCGGATGGCGAAACGAACGGCTACCAAATGAAGCTTTGGGGGATCGCAGGCGTTGAAAGCGAGAGCGCGGCTCAGTGGGAGACATTTGCGGCAAGCAAACAGGTAACACTTCCGTCCGGTGACGGACAGAAAACGGTTTATGCGAAATTCCGCGATGATGTATGGAACGAGAGCGCGCAGGTCTCCGCTTCTATTACGCTGAATACAGCGGTTCCGGTCGTGACGGTGCTGGGGCCGGACAAGGCGAAGATATCCAAAGTATCCGGCATGGACACAAGTGTATTTACATTCACGACGGATGTTGACATTGGGGAGTATAAGGTGTGTGTGGTGACGGAAGCGAACGCGACGCACACGCAGGGAACGCAGATAGGAACAGACGGCGGCAGCGAGAACATGAGCGGCGGGCCGGTGACGGCTAATAGCGAGGTTTCCTGCACGGTGAAAGCGGCAGACCTTGATGCGGCTTCCTCCGGCGACGGCGTGAAGATCGTCAAGGTGTTCGCAAAGACGGCTGTCGGGACGTGGAGCGTTTGATGATTCCAACTCTTACATTAAAAAGTTATTCGAGAGCCAAGATTTCAGGAATTTCAGGGTTTGAAAATTCCAATATTGTTTTTATCTGCGATATGGATCTACAAAAATTTGAGGCGCGGGCGACAAAGGACGGTGCGCCTTATGGCGTAGGGGTCGGAGACCTTTTGTGCAGCATGGAGAATGTGGCGGGCGGGGAAGATATTTCTTTCTCGCTCTCTTCTTCTATGCTGACGCAGGGGGACGGCGTTTATCGTGTGAGCCTTTACGGAAAAGCGGGCGACCAATATTTTGACTTTGGCGCGCTGGATTTCGGAAGCATTAATTTTGCCGGGGAATACGGCGAGTGGAGCGAGCCGTAACAGGGGCCCCCGCGCGAGCCCAGCAACGCGGGTTGCGTGGGGTAAACGACGAACCGCCCGGCAAGTGGAGCAACGCCGTGAGGCGGTGCGAAACGCATAGGGCGAGAGAGGAGTAACGTATGTCTATTACAGACTATAAATTGACAGAATCAGATTTCGCGTCTACGGGCGCGGAGGCATTGCCGGACAAGGTCGTCGGGCAGGCGGAATATGTAAAAGGAATGATCGACGGGCCGTCAAAGGACGTAATCATGCCGAAGTATAACGGAGCGCTGGATGCAATAATGGTGGCGCTTGAGGATTCTCTGAATTATAAAGGGCAACTGACATCGGCAAGCAATCTGGACAATTATTTTGCCGAACCGGGCGTCTATCAGGCTGCTGCGGCGAAGAATATGCCGTCGTCTGACGCGTACGGAGTATTGATCGTCTTTATCGCGAATACATACGCGGTCCAGCTGTATTTTTCCCGTGTGCAAAACAGGGCATATTTTAGGACGAGGGAGGATGGACAGGCGATCACACCGTGGCTCGCGCTTTTTACCGCAGGAAGCAACGCGACCGAATCCGACTTCAATAACATTGCGAAAAGCGGGAGCTACGGGATATTCGGTTCCGGAACAGATAAACATGCGCCCTATGCGGGGGCGTACGGAACGCTGCAGGTATATCAGTCCAATCAATATATCACACAAACGTTTATCAGCGTCACGGATGCAAAGACTTCTGTCCGCGCATATAACGGGGGCGTGTGGACGGCATGGAAAACGCTTTGAGGAGGAAAAGACATGTATAACCTTTATGTTAGAACGAACGAAAGCAATATCGTTACATATATGTATCTTGACCTGTTTGAAGAACCGAAAGAGGGAGATATCCCGGTAGAGAGCTTCGAGGGGGAATATGATTTTTCACTTCATTGCGACCGGGTATTGCAGGACAATGACGGACACTATAATTATAAGGTTTCGGACGGCAGGCTTATGCTGCGTACCAATTCGGAAAAGGCGAACGATACATTACCGGAAACAGCAGAGGAAAAGGCGGAAAAATTCGACGCGCTTTCCGCGCTTCTTGTGGAAAAAGGGATATTGACGCAGGAAGAAATAAATGGATTGGAGGGATAGGCAGTGGCAGACCTGAACCAAATTTTAAAGGAAGTAACGACGGAGCTTACAGAAACATACAAGCCGGATTATACGAAGATAGAAGAGCAGAGGGCGGCGGAGCAAAAGGCGCTCGATGCGGAACGCGACCGGCAGCAGGGCATTTTGAACCGCAACCTGTTCAATGCCAATCAGCAGGCATATATCACGCGGATGCAGGCGCAGCGGGATATGCCGCAGCAGCTTGCCGCGCAGGGCATACGCGGCGGAGCGACGGAAACGACGCTGAACAATATTTACAACAATTATCTGAATGCCAGGAACGCGGCAAAAGCATCTTACGACGAATCCACCGGGGCGCTTTCTTCCAATTACAATACAAATAACGCTTCTTTGGGCAGCAAGTATGCGCAGATGATTGCAGACCTTGACAGCGAGAAACGCAATCAGGCGCTGACGCTTGCGCAGATCAGATATCAGCAGGCCGTGGAGGAGGAAGAACGGCAGCGGCAGGCAGCAGCAGCGGCCGCTGGG